CTCAGGTCTCCTCTCAGGTCCGCGCTCAGGTCGGCGCTCAGGTCGGCGCTCAGGTCCGCGCTCAGGTCTACGATCAGGTCAGCGCTCAGGTCTACGCTCAGGTCCGCGCTCAGGTCGGCGCTCAGGTCGGCGCTCAGGTCCGCGCTCAGGTCTACGATCAGGTCCGCGTTCAGACGTGGAGATCTTTCTGGGCCTCTCACGAGGCGGGCTGGCTCAGTTACTACAACTTCTTCCTCGAGGAATGCGGGATCAAGGCTTGCGAGCGCCTGCAACCCCTTATGGATTTGGCTGGCAATGTTGGCTGGACGTGGTTCTTCAATGGTGCCGTCGTCTTCACTGAAAAGCCTGTCGAGATCCACCGTAACGCCCAGTTCCGTCTGCACAACTTCGATGGGCCCGCTCTTCATTACGCCGACGGCTTTGAGCTCTACCGCTTCAATGGCGTGACTGTGCCGAAAGAATACGCGGACACCAAGGCCGATGCCTTCACGAAGGAGCAGATCCTCAAAGAGACCAATGCCGACATTCGGCGTGAGATCGTTCGGAAGATCGGCATCGCTAAGGCAATTGAAATCCTCGGCGCAAAGACGATCGACTCCGAGAACGGATACGAACTCCTCTCAATCGAGCTTGGTGACAACCGGACCCGCCCGTTTCTTAAGATGAAAAACCCCTCCATGCTCGAAACATGGCACGTGGAGGGCGTGCGGCCCGAGTGTCTAACGGTGCGGGATGCGATCAAGTTTCGCAATCAGCTTGAGTCGTTCTCCTGGCCCAAGACGCTTGACGGTGCGGCCATCGCGACAAATGACGTTGGAACTGTTGAGCAGCAGGGTGATTGCCTTGTGTTTCCAGTAGACGAGATCCCAAGTGATGCCAAGCGACTAGATCACAAGATAGCGGCCGACGGTCTCGTGCGGCACGTCGTAGAAAATGGCGACTTGTTTGAGCTGAGTGACCGCAGGTTCCTTGCCGCAAGCGGTGGATGTTTCATCGGACACCCGGAGCACAAGCCGATGGGGCTTGATGTTGGATTCTACGAGATCAAGAAGGTGCTTGAATACGATCATTTCCTTGAGGAGAGTCGCGAGGTGATTGACTGATGAGCGTTGAATCAAGTGGGGGCGCCGTGAAGCGACAGATCGAAGAAGTCATTAGTCGAGCGGAGGACTTGAAAGCTGATATCTGGGAAATCATGGAGAAACATAAACGCGACCATAGAGGCGTTAGGACGCTGATGAACGAGCTTCTCGATCTTCTCGACGAGTTGGCTGATGAGAGGCTTTTCAAATGACTCTCTACCCCGAACCCGATGTTTGGTGACGCCAGCCCAGAGAGACTTGTGATGATGGGACGTGGACACAAGGTGCTTCAGTTCATCGAATCCGTAGAGAATGGGGATTTAGGATGAAAGTCTTCGACATGATGACCAACGCGCAAAAGCTTAAGCATGTTGAGCGGTGCCTTGCGGAGGGACGCGAGGAAGTAAAAAAAGGCTCGTCGTCACAACTTGCCGACATCGCAGATCACTTCGACATTTGGGGGCCGTGGCTTGTGGGGCGGGTTAAAGAGCTGGAAGCCGCATTCAAGGCGGCTTGCGAGATGAGGGACTGCGGCATCATCAACAAGGCAAATGAAATTCTGTGTCGAGACTTCGACGCCATCCGCGAGAAGCTAGAAGGGGTACAGTCCGTAGTTCGCGGCCCTTAAGCCGCCTTCTCCAGCTCGCTCTTCGCCTGAGCAAGCTCTGACGCCAAGATCCCCCGGATAAGCTCCGGCACGTCCACGCCGCGTTCATCAAGCTCCGTCACAAGCAGCTTCAACTCTTTTGAAACCCGCACCGTCAGATTCTCCGTGCAAGTCGCTGACGCCTTGAGCGGCACCTTGTACTTCGATTTTTCCATCCCCAACCCCTTGGTTCCGAAACAGGTGAGGCCGAGCATCTCACACTTTTTGTAGAAATACATTTGCTTACATTGCGTTTGCATGTGCCCACGGCGGAGAAGGTGCGACGTTCAAAGGGCAGGGGTCTTTGAGGTGGACTTGGCTCGATGCGGGCCAGGGGTCATCCGGTGTTTGGTGTGACGCCAGGTGATCCTCCTGCGAGCCTTAACTGCGGACTCTCGAAGGAGGGAGTATCCAATGGACAAAAAGCTAATCCTGGCCCTTTTCGCCTTCCTGGCGACTCTCAGCGGGGCCGTCATCATTCAACCACAATGGCCCATCTTCCTTGCTCAAGCCTCGGTCGCAGCGCTCATCGGCGTCCAGGTCTGGGTGTCGCGCCAGCGAGACGACCGCTACAACGCAATTCTTGAGCAGCTCAGCGAGCTTCGCTCCGAGATGGGCGGCCTCATGATGGGCGCAAGCCAACCTAGGAAGTTCATGTGACCCCATCGGCCTACCGGCCGGAGTTTTGCGACCGGCTTATCGAGCACATGGCTCGCGGGCTGTCGTTTGACTCGTTTGGCGGTGTGGCCCGTGTCTCGCGCAGGACCCTCTACAACTGGATCAAGACCAATCCCGAGTTTGAAGAGGCCTATGAGGTCGGAAAGCTCTCCTGCCTTTTGTGGTGGGAAACCCAGTCGGTCGAGGGCCTTAGCTCCGAGTTCTTCCAAACCGCGCTTTTTGTCGTCAACATGCGTAACCGCTTCGGCTGGCGCGACAAGTCGAAGGAAGAAGCCAAGGAAGACGCCAAGAAGTTCTCCTCCCAGGGATTCACCCTCACGAAAGAGCAGTTCGCGGAGCTCACATCGAAGGCCCGGGCCGGGAAGCCTAAGTGATCTTCGAGGACGAGCCGCTTCGTGAGTTCGTCCCAGAGGAGGCGACAAACGAAGAGTCACTCTCAGTCATGTGGGAGCTGGGCGTTATCGCCCCTTGGTTTCTTCGCGACGAGCAGCTCGAAGTTTACGACCACATTCGAGGCCTTAAGCGGCCGTTTCTTGAATGCGCACGCCGCTGGGGGAAGTCCACGATCGTACTCGTCCACGTTCTCGAGCAGCTCCGCCAGAATCCTGGCTGGGTTTGCCGCTGGATCATGCCCGAGAAGGCCCAGGCGCGGGATGTTTTGCAGCCGCTTCTTGAGGCCATCCAAGAAACTTGCCCCGAGCACCTTAAATTCAAGTTCAAAGTCATCGGCTCGCGCTTTGTCGGGCCCAATGGCTCGTTCATTCAGGTCTACGGCGTCGATAAAGACCGCGGGAAGCGTCTTCGCGGCCCATTTGCGCACATCATCGTGTGCGACGAGTACGGCTTTTGGAGCCATCCACACGTTGTTAAATCCATCCTCTCGCCGCAGCTTCTCACAACCGGCGGACAGCTCGTCATGGCCTCCACGCCGTCAGAAGACTTGGCGCATCCATACTACCCGGAGCGTGAGCAGGCCAAGCGTGAGTCGCGCTTCATGCGGAAGACCATTTTCGACAACACCTCGCTCGACCAGGAGGCCATTGACCAGGCCGTAAAGGACGCAGGGGGCGAGAAGTCGGAGGTCTGGCTGCGCGAGTACCTCTGTCTTGACGTTCCGAACGCCACCAAGCTCGTCGTCAAAGAGTGGGGCGAGCGAAACCCCGAAGATCAAGAAGGCCAAGACGTTCTGCCGGAAGACTTCGAGCGCCCGGCCTACTTCATCCCCATGGTCGGGGGCGACTCTGGCTTTGACGACAACACGGGCCTTCTTTTTGGCTACTACGACTTCGAGCGGGACTGGGATGTCTTTGAGGAAGAGCTCGTGCTCTCGGGAGAAGCCACAAAGGACATCATTGACCAAGCAAAGGCCTTGGAGTCTCGCCTTTGGGGCCATCTCAAGGACCGCGAGGGCCAGATCCGCGCGCCAAAAATGCGCGTTTATGACGCCTCAAAGCAGCTTCTCTTCGACATCTCCGAGACGCACAAATATCCGGTCGTTCTCCCCGACAAGGCCGACCTTCACGCAGCAATTCACGCGTTCCGTCGTCGAGTTCAAGAAGGACGCGTCAAAGTCTCTCGCAAATGTCCAAACCTGCTCAGGCAGCTTCGTGTCGGCATGTGGAAGAACGAACAGAAGACGGACTTCACGCGCTCCAAAGAGAATGGGCACCTTGACGCTCTCGCCGCAGCCATTTACTTTAATAGGCATCTAGATCGCAGGACCAATCCCTTTCCTCAAAAAGGGCTTGATCCCACTAGGTATCATACGTTCGGCGTTACACCCGCCAACAGTGAGCAGAAGAACCTATCCGAGGTCTTTGCTCCCTTTGGAGGGTATACGTGAGCGTAGGCAAAGACTCCTATTTCGCATCCTCGAAATCCGAGGATCTCTGCTCATATCTCTCCGACCACACGAAGAATTTCAGGCAGGAGATGTCCGCCTGCGGTCTTTGGGACCGGATGATCGAGTCCCACCGCTTCTACTACGGCTATCACTGGTCGGGGTACGGAACGGGCGGAAGCACAAGCTTCATTGGCCGCACCGGAGTGCAGGGCCAACTCAAATTACTCGCGGTTAACCACTACCGAAACCTTCTCACGCACATGCTCAATATGACGGTGAACCAAAAGCCGTCGTTCGATCCGCGCGCCATCAACTCAGATCTTGCCTCACTCAGACAAGCCCGCATCGGCGGCTCGATTCTCGACGGCTACCTCCAAGAAAAGCGCATGGCGCGCTACCTGAAGAACGCAGCCGAGGCCGGTCTCGTCTACTCGAAGGGCTTCGCGTACCTGCCTTGGGACGTGTTCGCGGGGCGCGTGATTGGCGTCAAAGACGGCCCCATCGGGTCCGACGGCCAGCCCAAGAAAATACCCCAATACGAGGGCGACGTTGATTGCAGCTCTCCCTCGCCGTTCGACGTTTACTACGACTACACGCTCGACGACTTCCGCAAGATCCCTTGGGTCCTCGTCGTTCGCTACGAGAACAAATGGGAGCTCAAGGCTCGGTACCCTGAGAAATCGGTCGAGATTGACGGACTTCCTTCGCGCGCCACGTTCGAGGGCTCGCAGTCACTTACTCCCTACGATCGCAACGTCGATTCCGATCTGGTCGCGGTCTTCCATTTCTATCACCTGAGAACCGACGCGGTTCCGACGGGCCGTGCGTTCATCGGCGGCCCCGGCGTCACGCTCTCCGACGGCCCGCTTCCTTACGGCGACCCGAAGACCAAAGGCAAGCTCCCCGTCTTCCGCATCAATCCGTCCGAGGCGCTTGGCACGACCGAGGGCTATACGCACGGCTTTGACCTTCTCTCAATCAACAAGGCCTACAACGTCGCAATCTCTTCGATCTTCACCAACGTGCAAGCGCACGGTGTCTCGAAGATCCTCATGCCGTCAACGGGCGACATCGCAGTTCAACAGCTCTCAGAAGGCCTTGCCTGCATCAAGTACAACCCCAATGCAGCCGGTGGCGCGAAGCCTGAGGCGCTGAATCTTCTCGGCACGCCAAAAGAGCTATACGACTTCCTAGCTCTCTGCGAGAAGCTGGCTGAGACGATCTCGGGCGTGAACTCGGTAGCCCGCGGCAATCCTGACTCGAACCTCAAGTCCGGAGTGGCGCTGGGACTTGTGCAGTCCATGGCAATTCAGTTTGCCTCGGGCTTCCAGCAAAGCTGGGTCGAGCTTCTGGAAGATGTCGGCACGTTTGTGCTCATCGACAACCTCGCAAAGCACGCCAACAACTCGCGCGTGGTGCAGCTTGCGGGCAAGAAGAACCGCTCGGCCGTCAAAGAGTTCACGAAGAACGATCTTCAAGGCATCGCATCGGTTGCGGTCAACATCGGAAACCCGCTCACGCGCACCTATGCGGGCCGCGTCGATATCGGCGACAAGCTCATGGACAAGGGCCTGCTTAAGAGCCCCGAGGCCTACATCGAGCTCATTGAGACCGGGAACCTGACGCAGGCAATCGAGGACGATTCCGCGCTCGAGGAATATGTGCGCTGGGAAAATGAGGAGCTCATGGAGGGCAAGCCTGCGAAAGCGATCGTCGGCGAGCGCCATCTCTTCCACGCCCAGCGTCACCTGCGCATCACCGAAAACCCCGAGCTTCGTGCTGCGGCTGCCGCGGGTGATCCCGAGGCCACACGGGTGCTCGAAAACGTCTTTGCCCACGTTCAAGACCACATGAACCTGCGCGCGACCCAGAATCCCATGTTTGCGCAGCTCTCAGGAGAGGCGCCGCCTCCCATGCCGCCGCCCGACGCCGGTCCGCCGCAAGGTGGCCAGGGTTCCGACATGGACTTGCCGCCGCCCCCTCAGCCCGGAGCGGTCCCCGCAGGCACGCCGCTACCGCCCGATGCAGAAGTCAACGTCGCGCCTCCTGGCGCGGCTTAACCAGGAGGAACAATGGCAGGAAGTACAACCGTCACAAGGCAAGTCTTCGACTACGGTCTCGGGGACAAGAAGAAGCTCGTCGAGAAAATCACCGTCGATTTCGTAGGCGATGCCTTGAACGGATCGGTCCCGAACACGACGATCACACTGAAGGGCTTCCTTCAGAAGGTCGTAACCAACCCCGGCTCTACGGCACCGACCGACAACTGGGACGTGGCTCTCGGCGATCCCTCAGATACCAGCGTTGACGCCCTGGCGGGTGTTCTCCAAAACCGCGACACGACCACGACTGAGATCGTTTATCCGGCCGTTGCGACTGTGAATCAGAAGTTCTTCCTTCTGGGCGACTACTCGCTTCAGATCAGCGGAAACTCTGTTAACAGCGCCACCGGCCGCATCGAGTTCTTTGTTAGCGAAGAGACCTAAAACCCCATCGCCTCACTCTCACACCAAATGAGAGGGTAAATGGAAGGTACTGCATCTGTATCCACGGGCGCGGCAGCGTCCACCGGAGCAACGTCCCAAGGCGGCGGATCTGAGAGTTCCGGGCAGGCAAGCTCGGGTTTCGATTCGTCGTCACAGCAAGGCTCACAGACTTCTGAGGGCCAGCAATTATTTGGCCAGGAAGGCCAGGCCCAGGCGGGTGAGGCGAGCACCTCTGAGGCCAGTGGCTTAGTTGAGGTAAAGGTCGGCTCCCGCGTTCTGAAGCTCTCGGCTGAAGATGCGGCTCTCGTCAAAGGCATGGAGAAATCCATGCAGGCCAAAGCCCGCGAGGCAGCCCAGGCCCGCAAAGAGTTCGAGGCCGAGCGTCGCTTCCGCGAATCGCTCAAGCAAAACCCTTGGGAATCGCTTGAGAAGGAAGGCCTCGATAAAGACTCCCTTGATCGCCTTGCTGAAGAGCGGCTGCAAAAAAAGATCGAGCTCATGGAGATGAGCCCCGAGCAACGCCGGATCATGGAGCTCGAGGCAAAGGTCGCAGCCGACGAGGCAACGCGCGAAGAGCAGCGCAGTCTCGCAGTGGCTCGCGCAAGACAGATCGAAGAGACGCGCGCACTTCAGTCTTACGATCAGCAAATTGGCGAAGCGTTCAAAGCCTCCGGTCTTCCTGTGAGCGATCCTTACGCTGTCGGTCTCATCGCTGCAAAAATGCAGCAGTCCATTCGCGCGGCGAAGGCTGGAAAGATCGAGCGCCCATTGACAGCAGTTGAGGCCGCTGAGAAAATCAAAGGCGTCTACCGGACTTCGGTCCAAAAGTTTCTCGGCAGCTTGGACCCTCAGGGTATCCATGAATTGCTCGGGGAAACGTCTCTCAAGGCTCTGAGAGAGTTCGACGTGAGCAAGCTCCGCTCTGGCGGCGCCCTCCAGTTCGGCTCCTCGGACCCCGCATCTAAAGGCCCTGCGACTCCAGCAGCAAGCCGAGACCAAAACAAACCATTGACCCAAGAAGAATGGGACGCGCGCTACCGCCGCTAACCAATCTTAATATTTAAATAACCCCGCCTCGCTTTCACACCAAGAAAGCGATCTCAAATGGCCGCAGAAAATCTCACGTCCCTCGCTAAGGCCGTATTCGGCCCCGATGGCGTGCCCAATCTGGTCCCTGACTTTGCCGTGATCCAAAAGGACATCGAGTTTTCGAAGGGCGAAGCCCTTGGTGACTACTTCGAAATGGCAGTCCGCACGAACGTCCCCAAAGGCGTGACCTTCGCTAAGGGCGACGGCACCGCTGGCGCTTTTGCGCTGGGTGACGTGATCGTTGGCTCTCAAGTGAAGTCGAAAGTGTACGGCTATCAGATGGCCCTGCGTGATTGGCTCTCCAACGAAGACGCCGCCAAGCTCTCGTCGAGCCGCAACAGCTTCGAGCGCGCTGCTCCCTTCTTCTTCGAAGGTATGCAGATGTCGCTGCGTCGCTTCCTTGAGCTTCAGTGTCTCTACGGCGGCTCCGGCATTGCCGACACGACCGGCGCCGGTACGGTTGTGGACTCGACCCACCACACGGTGGCGATCCTCGCCGCCAAGTGGGCCGAAGGCATCTGGGCCGGTGCTCAGAGCGACTCTATCAACTTCTACAGCGGCTCTTCGCTTGTCTCGTCTGGCGCGAACGCCATCTTCTCGGTCGATTCCGTCGATTTCGACAACAAGAAGATCACCGTTTCCGGCACGAGCACGGGGATCTCGGCTCTCATCACCGCCCTCGGTGCTGGAACGCTGTCGGTCTACCACGCGGGCTCCTACGGGAACCAAATGGACGGCATCCACAAGATGCTGAGCGCCACGAGCGGCAACATCCAGAACATCGACGTGACGCTTTACTCGCAGTGGAAGGGTATCAGCTACGCTCCGGCGTCGTCTGGTCCCCTCGACTTCGACAAGGCGAAGCGTCTGGCGTCGGCGATCATGTCGCGCGGCGGACTCATGGAAGGCGCCAACTTCTACATCAACAACAAGAACTTTGACGACCTCGTCACCGACATCGTCGCGGTTCAACGCGACAAGCTGGGAAGCGACAAGGTCAAAGTCGGCGTGAAGGAGATCACCTTCACCACGTCGGCAGGCGACCTGACGATCAAGGCTCACCCTATGGTCTGGGAAGGCTACGGCTACTGCCTGGCCAAGCCGAAGAAGTACTGGAAGCGCGTTGGCGCAGCCGACATCACGGGCGTCAACCCCGTGACCGGCGGCAAGATCTTCTTCGACCTGCCGAGCAACATGGGCATCGAGTCGCGGCTCTTCACTCACCAATCTATCTGCACCGAGGCGTTGGCGAAGTCGGGCTACATCTCGTCCCTCGTCCCCACGACCTAATTTGAAACGGGCCGGGTGTGAGCTCTCTCTGAGGGCTTGTACTCGGCCTTTTCTCTAGGAGGAGAAAACATGTCGAAGTTTCGCATCGAGGTCGAGCTGCCGAGCATCACCTCGAACGACCTTGCAACAAAAATGAAAGCTGCATCCAGCGATCCGAATAAGTTCGTGGCCAGACTCAAGGCGGCAATAACGAAGTTTGCCCTTGGTCTCTACCAGGCGACGGTCGTCTCTATCGTGAACGCCGTCGCTGCATCGGCGACGGTCACATTCACAAAAACTGGGGAACCTAGCGACACGATTCTCGTCAATGGCGTGACCTTCACGGCCGTGGCGAGCGGCGCAACAGGAAACCAATGGAATGTGGGCGCCAAGGCGACGAAGATCGTCCAGGACCTCACATACACCGCCGTACTTCGCGGCGTGGCCGGAAACAGCATCACGATCGAATATACGACTGGCGGGACCGCTGGATCGGAAGTCGTAACTGTGACCGGATCTGCGATCTCGGTGCAGATTCAGAGTGGCGTCTCGACCGCAACGCAGGTCAAGACGGCGGTTGAGGCCTCTGCCCCTGCTGCGGCACTTGTCGCTATCACCGTTTCCGGGACTGGTTCGACGGCCCAGGTCGCGGTCGCTGCCGGTGCTATGGCTGGCGGGGCCGGGTCTGTTGACCTTAGTGCTGCAAGCCTGGCTTCGGCCATTGTTGGATCTGCAAGTGCCTTGGTTAACGCACAAGTCACGGCTTCTTCGGCTGCCGGAGTTTGCACCGTAACGGCAAAGCAAGAAGGCGTCGAAGGAAACACGAATACGATCGCCGAAGGGGTGGATTCCTCTAGTGGGATCGCTGTTTCTGGCAGCGGGCGCCTCACTGGCGGCACCGACGGCACTTCCACGACCTACAAATTCGGCGTCGCTTGACGCTGAGTCGGCACCTGCGCCGGGAGGAAAAGATGAAACGCTTTTTAGGAATTGTCCTTCTCTTCCTTGGGAGCCTAGTCTTTGGGGGACCGGCGCGGGCCGCTGTTACCGTCTACATGAACGGATCGGCGTACTCGATCCCGCAGAAGAACGAGCGGGGTTGGGGCGACGTTGTCACGTCCTGGATTCAGGCCACATCGAGCGGAACGCTTCAGAAGTCGGGCGGTGCGTTCACACTGACGGCTGACGCGGATTTCGGCTCCAGCTACGGCCTGAAGTCGGCCTACTTCTCGACCAGATCCTCGAATCCGTCTGGCGCGGGGCTCTTTCGTCTCGCGAACGCTGAGTCGATCGGCTGGAGGAACGCCGCAAACAGCGGGAACTTGCTCCTCACCGTCAATTCTTCGAATCAGCTCACGTTTAACGGCAATCCTCTCTTTCCCAGCACGGCCCTTACTGGCGAGCGCGTTGTGTCCACGACTTCGGCCGGGCTTCTCACAACGCTCTCGGGCGCGAGTGGGGCACTTGTAACCGATGCGAGCAGTGTCCCGAGTCTTGCGACATCTTCCGCCGATGGAGAGATCCTGCGCCGGGCATCTGGCACGGTCGGGTTTGGCTCAATTGACCTCGCAGATACCGACGCAGTTGGGTCTTCTATTCTTCCTGTCGCAAACGGTGGCACCGGCCTCTCGACTACTCCGAGCAACGGCTTCCTTCCCATCGGTAACGGAACGAACTACACCTTGGCAGGCATTACCGGCACGACAGATCAGATCACCGTCACCAACGGGGCAGGTAGCATCACACTTTCAACTCCTCAAAACATCGCCACTTCTTCTAGCCCCACATTTGCAAGCGTGACTGCGACCACGTCGCTTTTAGTTGAGGACCCAGGAGCAGGAACAGATAAGATCACTCTTCAGGCTCCTACGCTTTCCGGAGCTTACGCCCTCACGCTCCCCACTGGAACGGGCTCAGCAAACCAAGTTCTCACCACTGACGGCTCAGGAGTTCTCTCGTGGTCTGACGCCACGGCCGGTCTCTCTGCCAACAACTCTGTATCTCTAGCCGGTGCCGGGTCGATTGCGATTGGCACAAGCAACGCGCAGAAGCTTCAGCACTGGCGAGTGCAGGGGGCGTCAGGTGCCGTCACTCTCTCATCAACTCCTTTCGGAAGCTCGGCACCGCAGGACAGATCGCTCATCTGCCTTACTGGCACCTCTGACACGAACACTGTGACGATTGCTGTCGCAGACTCGGCCAAGGGGTTTGTCGGTAACGGCGACGTAACTCTCGGCCAGTATGAATCCGCCTGCTTTGTGTACCTCTCAACTGATGACCGCTTCGCACTCGTTTCGAGGAGTAACTAATGAAAAAGATTCTTGGACTGCTTTTACTTGTAGGTTCTGTCGCTAGTGCTTCAACACAAAGCCAAAGATACCTTGATTCAGACTTTCTCAGCAACGGAGCAAGCTCCCAGCGAAACTACATCAAGAACGCCTTTGCTCAGCGGAGCACGGCAGGCTGGGCTGCTTATGCCGACGCGGCGGGAGCTTCTCCTGTTGACTGCACTGGCGGATCACCGACCTTCGCCATCTCTCGCTCGACCACAACTCCGTTGCGTGGGTCGTCTGAATTCAACTTGGTCAAAGACGCGGCTAACCGTCAGGGCCAAGGGGTTTCAAATGACATCACAATCGACAATGCCGACAAGGGGCAAGTTCTACAAATATCATTCCCCTACGAGGTAGTCAGCGGGACTTACGCCACGAGCGATCTTTCGGTCTGGATCTACGATGTTACCAACTCGATTTTGATTCA